GATTTTTTGGTGTCGTAAAAGGTATCCAAAAAGGTACTGGTAAAGGTACTGGTAAAGCTAAAAAAGCAGCTAACGATATGAGTTCATCAGATGTAGATGATTTTGCATCAACTAAACATAAAGGACTACCAAATAAAGTGAAAAAAGAACAACGAGTTAGAGAATTGATTAGAAAAATGGTTCGTGAAATCATGAATGAAGATTTTGCCGGTGCTTATCCAGAAGGAATGAGAAAAAAATTTGATAGTAAAAGAAGAAAACAGGCAGAAGTTCTTGGATATAAATTAACTGGAAAAGATGATATTAAAACAGAAATTGATGATGCTACAATTAAAGAAGCCAAAAAAAGAGATTACAAAGCTGAATACAAGAAATATGGTTCATCTAAAAAAGCAAAGAAATACAGAGCTGAATTAAATGCTTACAATAGAAA